TCCCGCGTCGACCTCGGCCTGGGTGCCTAGATGATTTGTCGTCACCAACTCGGCCCAGTCGGTCCACCCGGAACCCGTTTTGGTACGAATGAAACAGAGCGTTGTAGATCCGCTACCAATGAGCGAGTCCCAAATCTGAGTAGCCATCACGCTACTACCGCGCTCAATGTGGAAAATCGTTCCCGCCGCGACTGTCCCGCCGGCTGCTGATAAAGGCTTGGTGCCCAGCGTGCCAGCGCTGATCATGTACAACCCACTTGCTGTGATTGAGTCGATATTCCCGGTGAAGTTAAAAGAACTACCGCCCCAGCCAAACGAACCGACCGTAAGCATTGCTCCTGCCGTTGGGTCTACCAGACTCGCCTGCTTGGGCGTGTTGCCGGAATGCCAATCATCACGCCAGCTCGTCCAAGTGCCGGAGCTGGACATGGTCCGCCTTGCGTAAACCGGCGTCTGACCATTCGCCAAACCACCAGTGATCCGCTGAATCAGATAGTTCTGAGCATTAAACCCTTCAACAATCACCACATAACGAGCCGAAGGGGACCAGCCGTCTGGCAGATTGGTGAGTCCAATGAGGGGCGTGATGAAGTTACCCGGAATGACGTAGTTATTGAGGTTCGCTTCAGTACTAAGGATGCCAGCGCCAACACCGAACGATCCGACGGTGAGGATGGCTCCAGCAGTTTGGTCGGTCATGCTTGACTGCTTCGGCGTGTCTACACCGTTCCATATCGGCACCCAAGCTTTCCACGTACCCGAATCGCAGCGACGAAAAAAGAGACGGTCATAAATCCGATCAATCAGCAGTTGAACCTCACTGCGCGACGGGCCGTCGGTGTAGCTCATGTGCAGCACTTGCGACCCTTGAGGCACAGCAGGCGTCACCGTAGGCAGTCCGCCCACAGTCGTGCTGCCGACGCTATACAGGCCGCCGTATTCGATACTGTCGAGACTGCCTGACACGACGGGTGAGCTACCCCCAATACCAAACAATGCCATTGCCGATCGTACAAAGGCCGTGCTAGCTGCAGACGTATCATTGTCGGTCGCTGCAACTGTAGGCACCCTAGGGTCACCGGTGAAGTTGGGACTCTCAAGCGGCGCCTTTAGGGCCAACGCTTGGTCTATCTGGGCCTTGGTGTAGACATCGGTCAGGCCGTAGCCGGCAACCGTAGTCGGGTTGCTCGCAGCTATAACCCGACCATAAGCATCGACCGTCACACTGCGATAAGTACCGGCGGCTACACCAGTGCGCCCGAAGGCCATTTCAAAGACCAGAGCCGTTACGCCCAGGGTGATGGTCGCATCCGTTACCAGCTGCCAGGCGCTATCGCCATTGAGAGTGCCGCGCTCAACCAGGACCAACAACCCCGGCGTCACTTTGCTACTGGTGTCAGCGTCGGCGCAGCGCTTCCAAACGCCGCTGGCGACGACCAAGTAAAGGCCGTTGTCCTTACCGGCGGCCTGATTTTTTACAAGCACCCGTGCCCCTGCCGTGAGCGACACACCGTCGACCGTCTGCAGACCACTGAGGGTAATGGGAGCAGTGGTAGCCGCCAGCACAGAATATTTGAAGTCCTGACGTGCCAGCTCCTCGGTTACCCACTCTCGGGTCGCCAAGACAACGCTTGGGTCTATCTTGAGCTGCACGTTGCTGGCACTTGTGACCAACAAATTCAGGCGCAATACCTGCGTACGCCCAGACCCCTGACTCATCAGCGGTTTGAAGGTCGGCGGGCAGTTGGCCACCGCCACCATGTCGCCATCCGAATCATACAGAGCGATTTCGCGAATCCACTTACCGCCCACGTCGGCGGGAATGATCTGCTCAGCGATGATCACCGCCGCGTTATTGGGGTCGACCTTCAACTGATTCAGCGGCGCGCGGCGCCACTCGTTCAGCAGCGCTTTTTGACTTGAGTTCGGCATGGGCAACGCCGGGTTGTCCAAGCCGGTAGGATTTCCGTCACCTACCCCCATTTGCGAAAAAGTCCAAGCAATGCCCAAGGCATCCGCGTTGGCCTGCTTGGCGGCCCCGACGTCAGTCAGGATCGCGTAAAACTGCGAAGTCTGGTCAACCATAGTTAACGTCCAGATAGTCAATTGTGTGATCACGACCGCCACGACCAATCTCGCCACTGACATCAAGGTCAACAGCCTGCGGCGGGTATACGTCGAGTGTTTCGCCGTCGAAGACGGCTGTAGCCAGGCATAACGCGCCCCTGCTTTCCAAGCTGATGGCGAGCCCCGTCATATGCCGACTGACCGGCCGAGCGTCATCGATCAGCGCCGACAACTCGGCATACGTCTGTTCACTGATGCCCGCATCGGAGACGCCAATCTTCAAAGCGAAGGTTCCAGGCACAGCAGCCGGCTTGGCCTGCCACCACTCCTCCACTTCAATCAGGTAGCCAAACGGCTCGACCACACGCCGAAGTGCGCCAAGGGTGCCTTTGTGGGCATGTACGAAGAACGACGAGCGAATCACCGAGCGCTTGATCGGGTCGCTCCAACTGTCGTCCCAGCGGTCGACCGACCAGGCCCAGGCGAGTTGATAGAGAAGGTGCGGCGGGCAGTTATCGGGGCTGTAGAGCAGGCGCAAGTCGACCTTGAGATCTTCATCGCCTGCGGCTTCGATGGCGCATTCCAGCGCGGTGCGGTTGAGCGGCAGCAGGCTGTCCATATCAGCCGCCCCGCTTCAGATCGAAGCCCGTGCACCACGCAGCCTGGGACTTGCTCGGGCGGATGTCGGCCCAGCCGCTGAGCTCAACCCGACTGACCCCGCCAATGTGCAGCTGTGCATCGATCCCGGAGCGTGCAACTTCGACGCCCAGGCGTCGACGCGGGTTGATCCAGGCTTGCAGCCGACGACGGCACTCGGCGAGCACCGCCTCCGACTCAGGGCCGCTGTCAGCGATGTAAAGGGTGGCATCAATGCGGTACGGCAAGACCTCGGCGCTACGCACGCTGACGCGGTCGGCTACCGGGCGAATGTCATCATCATTGAGGTACGCGGCCACCTGGGCCAGCAACTGCGCATCTGCTACACCGTTGCCCTCCAGGCTCAACACAGTGACATCGACGACCGCAGGCGACGGGCTCTCGGCGGTTGCGTCAGCGACCAGCCCCGAGGCGTTGCGAGCGTGCAGGATGTAACTGTTGCGCGGCCCGGCAGTGGTGAGCCCCTCGTAGACCAACTGCACCCGCTCGCGCAGTGCCGCGTCAGACTCGAACAGTGCCTCGAGCGGCGGTACCTGAGTCCGGTCTTCAGCCTGGATGAGCAAACGCTGCAGGCTGACATTGGCCGCTAATTGGTCGAGGTCGCTGCCTTGAGCGTAAGCCAACAGCAGTGCCTTGGCCGCGTCGTTGATGCGTGCCCGGTTGAGCAATTTGCGGTAGGCCCCGACTTCCAGCAGCTTGCAGACCGGGTCACTTTCAAGCTGTGCGGTCCAAGCGTCCCCCAGATGCGCGCGAAAGGTCTGCAGATCAGCCTGATACAAGGCCTCGTAATCGAGATCTTCGAGCAACTGAGGTGCTGGCAAATGGGCCAGATCGACTTGGCTCATACCTGCACCTCGAGCATGGCTTCAGTGCCCAGGTAGCGGCCACGCAGGCTCATGCTGACCTGACCGCCGATTACCGCAATCACCTTGACTCGCTCCAATTGCAAACGCGGTTCCCAACGTCCCAGAGCACGGGCGACTTCAGCTTGTACGGCGCTTTTCCAACCTTCGTTGACCGGCAAGTCGACGTAGCGGCGCAGTTGGCTGCCGTATTCCGGGCGCATGCGGCGGCTGCCGAGGGGGGTAGAAAGGATGTCTTCAATCGATTGACGCAGGTGGGCGATGCCGGCCAACGGCTGGCCGGTGCGCCGGTCCATACCGATCATGGCGCACCTCCAGGCGAGGGCCGGACAGCAATGGTCGAGCCCCATGGGCAGGTTTGCATAGCAGTCTCCTGACAGAAAAAAACCCGCATCGGCGGGTCTGTTAATGTTTGTGATTGGCCGTGTTGCCGGCCGTGTCGATGATCTGGCCGCCACCATTGATGTCGCCGCTGACCACCAGCGTGCCCTTGATCGAGACGCTACCGGTGAGGGTGATCGCCGCTGCGTCAAGGCTGATGGCGCCGTCGCTGACCTGCAGCGTGCTGGCCCCGACCCGGATGCTGGCGTTGCCGGTCGGCAAGTGGATGTCGTAGCGCCGCGCTTGCCAGTCGTAGGCCAGTGAGCCGCCATCGGCGAAATGCCACACTTCAAGATGGTCACGGTTATCTGGTGGGCTCCCCGCATTGCCATACAGCCCCGGGAAGAACGTGCCCTGGGCCGGCTCGCCGCTGGGACTCAACAGCACGCCCTGCTCGCCAATACTTGGCGCGCGCCAGTGGCGGGCCTGGCCTGCCGCCAGTGCATGCCAGCGCAACCAGGCGCTGCTCCAGCCGCTGCCATCCGAGACCCGTACCCGCGCAGCGGCAGGGTCCACCGCCACGACGCGGCAAGGGATGACCAGGCAGGCCAACATGCGGTCGTGCATTGAACTTGAGTAACTCATGACAGTTCCTGTGCAGGGAAGTAATTGCCCTCGTTGCCAGGGCCGGTTTCCGGGCTGATCCCCAGCATCAACTGCCCAGGCGGCTGGTCGGGCCAATCCCAGCGTGGCTCGCCGAGCAGCACCGGCTGGTCCCAGCGCACCGTCCAGCCACTACCGTCGAACTGAGCCTCGACATTGCGGCTCGCTTCGACGAAATCCAGCTCCCAGAACTGCTGGCGCAGCACGTCGATCAATTGCGCTGCCAGGAGGCTGCCCTGCAGACGCGCCTCGGCCTGGGCGCTATCCGCGGCGGTAATGTCCGCCTCGAAACTGGCGAGCAGCACCGAGCGCCCATCGCGGGGGGCAGGGTCGGCCGTCATGCGCACCACGCCATGGCGCAGTGCGGGTAATGCCGTGCTATTTCCTACAGATGAATATGCATCGACTGACGCAAGTTCCGGGATCGCCTTACGAATGGTTGCGGTTACTGCCGCGTGTAAGGTTGTCAGTTCGCTCATGTTCAGGGCTCCTCTCGCACATCTGCCCGCGCGCCGTCGCGCAGCCCAAGCCGCTTGGCTGCCCAGCGTTCATAAAGGCCGATGGCAACATCGGCTCCCGCCATCGCCGTCAGGCAGCCAAAGGCGCTGGCGCTCCAGATCGACATGCCGCTGGCGTACAGCAGCATCACCGTCGACACGCCACAGATCATGCATGCCCCGGAACGCAGCGCCAGCCGGCGCACCAGCGACCAGCCTTTTGCTCCAGCCTTGTCGGCCCGCCACATTTCGCCGGAAACACCGCCCAGCAACGCCAGGACGATTACCAGCCAGAGCGGCATTTCCAGTAACGCTTGTTGCTCGTTCGTCACTGCCCTGTCTCCTGTGTGATGCCCGCCGACGACTGTCGACAGGTCGGTTTACGCTTAAACTCGGCATTCCAAAAAGCCCGCCATCGCCGGCTTTTCAGTAATGCGTGGTCAACCGCAGGCCACTACTGGTGACACCTGCGGTCATGTCCAAAACTGTTAACTCCGACCGCGGCCGCCTGCCCGCCGGAAAACTGTTCGTGGTGCTTTACGCTGCACACCCGGGCCAGTTGCCAACCCTCTGAACAGTTGAGGCCTGTTCATCGCTGCCTTTGCAACAACCGGTTTCTGCCCGGCTTGAGAAACACGTTATGCGCATATGCATATGCAGTCAATGCATTTATTCATAGAATTTCACATGCGGATTTGCCGATATGCATGAAGGCCATGCATCACGCTGGCTGTAGGACTTTTCTGCAGGCGAAAAAAAACCCGCCGAAGCGGGTTTGTTCTGACGATGTTCACTCAGCGGGCGTACATCCCCCACCAGAAGACGTGGCCCAGCAGGCTGATCTGCTCATCCTGCATCTGCTGGAAAGTGTAGTCCTCGTCGGGGTGCTCATCGCGGTTGAAGCTGCGCAGGCGGATGCCGGTTGGCAAGCGATACACCTGCTTTACACGCAACTGGCCGTTGTGATTGATGGCATAGAGGTCGCCATCGACGATATCGCCGATCGCACATTTACCGGTATTGACCCCTACCGTGGCGCCATCACGCAGCACCGGCAGCATGCTGTTGCCGCGCACGGTCACGCACTTGGCGTTGTCGAACTGGACGCCATTGTGGCGCAGGCTGCGCTTGCCGAAACGCAGGCGCGCACGCTCGCTCTCTTCGATGACGAATCTTCCTGATCCTGCTGCCAACTCGACCTCGCGAAGAAAGGGCACGCTGACCTCGTCGTCCTCGACGGGGGTTTCATCGTCCCACAGGCTGATATCGCTCATGTCGGCATGACCATGAGTCGGCTGCGCCGCTTCACGCGACTCGCCGAGTTCGGCGCGGCCACGTAACTGGTCGGTGCTGACGGCGAAATACTCGGCGATTTTGGAGACGTGCTTGTCTGACGGATCAACGATCTTTTCGCTGAGAATCCGCGAAAGCGTGGATTGGGGAACGCCCGTGCGCCGGTGCAGCTCCGTCGGAGACAGGCCGTGGCGGTCGAGCAAGGTCTTGAGTACGGAGGCTACGTTGCGTTTTTGCATAAGCCGCATAATGCAACGAGTTGTGCGCAAATGCAATTGATGCGGCAGAACACGGGCCAGCCTGCGCTTGGCAGAGCGCGGCAATCCGATGGCGTATCGTCCCTGCATCGCCGGGCAAAAGTCTGTAACATTGCCGGTTTCAAAATCGCCCACCGAATCACGCTGTAAGGCCCCGA